AAATAATAGATGCGTTTTGTGATAGTATGATGACATTTTATAAGAAGCTAAAAGATTTCTTGATAGATAATAAACCTGATGATATATGGGCGGCTTTTCGTAACAACAATGAAGTTCTTTATACACTGGTTGGACAAAGAGATTATGAGCGTTTAGAAGGAAAGATAGAAAAATAGTAGTAGATTTAGTAAATGGGGCCGCCACTGCGTGGCTCTTTTCATTTATTTTAAGCTCGATGAGGTGAAATGAGAGCAATCAGCGCCTGTAGAATTAACAAAAGCATATGCATCTTTAATATCGGGGCTGTCGTATTAATGTGCGGCAGCCTTTTTCGATCCCCAAAAATCCAAACGTGCAGAGAACCCCTCCCGCCCCACCATGATAAAATAATGGCAGAATGCCAGAAATAAGGGAAGTGATAGGCATTGAAGGCTTGTGAAGTAAAATAGAGGGAGGTGGTACCGTTGGACAAGCAGGTGTTGCTGCAGTATTGCGAAGTTATGGAAGAGATAAAAGATATCAGAAGACGCATCAGGGAGCTGGACAGGTTCCTGGAGCATCCACCGATTGTGGCGGACACGGTAAAAGGTTCTCGTAGGGATTTAACAATCGGGCCGATCAAGGTAACAGGTATTCCGGATCCGGTTTACTGCCGGAAGCAGAAAGCCAGGGAGCGATATGGCAAGCTTCTGGCGGCGAAAGAGGCAGAGCTTCTGGAACTAACAACACAGGCAGAGGAATACATAGAGACGATTCAGAGCTCAGAGCTGAGGATTATGTTCCGGCTGTATTTCATAGATGGCCTGAGCGATCTGAAAGTTGCAGACCGGATGAATCGGACGTTCCCCAAGAGAAAAAAGAAATACACGGATGAGAGCGTGAAGAAGCGGAGACAAAGATTTTTTGAAAAATTTGCAAATGTCCCCCAATGTCCCGATGAAAGGTGCTAATATGGTATCATGCATTTCCATGCGAATGCTGGTTCATTTGGCATTGAATCCTGTATGTATTTATCCCGCCGGAAAATCGCTCCCGGCGGGGCTCCTTGGAACGTAGCTCAGTTGGTAGAGTGGCCGGCTTATATCCGGTGGGTCGAGGGTTCAAGTCCTTCCGTTCCGATTTGGCATGTTGAGCGGGCAGCATGCCGGTCTACTTGTGTTAGACATAATAAAATATCCTTTCGAGATGGCACCTGTCGCAAGATGGGTGCTTTTCTTCTGCCTATTATCATACGGCGCGCACGGCACCAGTTCACCTCCTGCGAGAAGGCAGCAGTCGGCTGTCTTGTATGGTGCCGGTGGGATCGTATTTGGTTATATAAAACTTAGAGAAATGAGAGGTGGTGGTGCATGGCCAGAGCGCCGGATGCCAGAGTAGAACAGGCGAAAACATTATATCAGCAGGGTAAGAAGCTGGTTGAGATATCGGCGCAGTTGGGAGTGCCAGAAGGCACCGTCCGCCGGTGGAAACATACCTATGGATGGGATGGCGAACGTTCGGAAAAGAAAAGTGAACGTTCGAAAAAGAAGAACGAACGCTCGGAAAGAGTAAAGAAAGCAGTTGCTGAGGAAGTGGAGCGGGTTATAGAGAACCCGAATCTGACTGACAAGCAGCGGCTTTTTTGTTTGCACTATGTTCGATGCTTCAATGCGACGAAGGCATATCAGAAAGCGTATGGTTGCGGCTATGAAACGGCAGGGTCAAACGGCTATGCCCTACTGCAAAATACTGCAATAATAGCAGAGATTCAGAGGTTGAAACAAGCCCGCCTTAACCGTGAGCTTCTGGACGAGAGTGATATCTTCCAGAAATACATGGATATTGCCTTTGCAGACATCACAGATTATGTGGAGTTTGGGCGAGAAGAGGTTCAGGTTATGGGCGCGTTCGGTCCGGTACTGCAGGAGGACGAGGAGACAGGAAAGAAGATTCCAGTTACCAAAGTCGTCAATACAGTTCGCTTCCGGGAGTCTGGAGAGGTTGATGGTACGATCGTCACGGAAGTAAAGCAGGGCAGAGACGGAGCCAGTATCAAGCTGGCGGACCGGATGAAAGCGCTGGAATGGCTGGCGGCGCATATGGACTTAGCCACACCCGAACAGAAGAGCCGAATGGAGCATATGAAAGCCCAGACCGATAAAATAACCGGACAGGGGCAGGAGATAGAGGATTTGGATGAGATAGAGGGCGAGATTTATGGCGGGTAAGGTAGTCAAAAAGAAAACCATAGAGTTTCGCTTCTCAGAGAAACACAAGGAATACATCCGGCGGTGTCAGCAGTGCTCCTATAATGTGGCAGAGGGCGCAGTTCGAGCAGGCAAGACGGTGGACAATATCTTTGCGTTTGCGCATGAGTTAAAAACAACTCCGGATCGAATCCACCTGGCAACCGGTTCAACGGTCGGCAATGCAAAGCTGAACATCGGAGACTGCAATGGTCTGGGACTGGAATGGATTTTTCGGGGACAATGCCACTGGGGAAAATACAAAGACAATGAGGCTTTATTTGTCAAGGGACCATCGACGCGCTGGCAACAGAAGATAGTTATCTTCGCAGGTGGCGGCAAGGAAGACAGCTACAAGAAGATCCGAGGCAACTCTTACGGAATGTGGATTGCCACAGAGATTAACCTGCATCATGACAAAACTATCAAGGAGGCGCTTAACCGTCAGCTGGCGGCGAAACGCTTAAAGGTCTTTTGGGACTTAAACCCGGATAACCCGCGTGCTGCCATCTACTCAGAGTACATTGACCGCTACC